GTTACTACTATGGGGGGAAAGGCCCCTTGCTGCACGCCCCTTTATTTTGGGGGTCCGACTATTAAACTGCGAGCGGAACTCAATATCACAGGCCAAATAAACGGCGCTGTGGCACTGGGTTCGGTGAAGACACATATTTTTCCTCATCCTCATGAAGAGCTGTGGTTAATGCGTTGATTTGCTGTTGTAGTTGTTCCACTTGTGTGTTAATTCCAGCAGTGAGAGCAACAGATGGCACTAAGTTGAGGCGAGGACGCACATGTACCTCGAGATCCCAACTCCATGTTGAACCACCGGTAATTCCGGGGTTACCATAGACGATCTTAGGAGGTGCAGTGTAAGCAGTCTCATCAACAACATACGACAATCGTTGTACATACTGGTTAGCATCAGTGAAAGTGTAAGTATACGAGGCCCCTGACGCATTGGGATTCATATCAGCCAGTGGCGTAAGACTGGTGGGGGTAAGTGAACCACCAGAGAAAACGCCAGCACCGGCTGTACGAAGTGCGTAGTAAATGATCTCAACAACGGTACCAGGACGAAGGCCGTCAAAGGTTAGGGTGTTCGTTGTGCCAACTGGGAATCCAATGCTATTGGCACCAGATGTGGAAAAATTCCAAATATTTTGGTACCTAAACGTTGAATCACCAGTGGCCAAGGATAACGCACCACTAGAAGCTTTGAAATAGCCGCCTAATGCCCCAGGAGGAAGACCACGAGGTTTCGAAAACTTTACCTTAATAGCCCACCAAAGGTCACCAACAGTCACTGCCGCCTGCATCCCGGAAGTGGACACTTGCAGCCGACCAGTGCAACGCAAATTTCGTTCAACATCTGCGATCTGGGCAGAGGCCGAAACAGCACCAACAGGCGCAGCACTAGCACGGAATGGTCCGTCTAGATACCGAGCATTGATGGTGTCACGCTTTGGGTTGCACTCAATAGGATGGATCTGGTGTTCTGATGGTTTATCAGAGGTAACAAACATTGACTGTTCCATCTCAGCCTTACTGGCAAAGACAGGTCGAGACACGTCATACTCGGTGGCCATAATGACACTACCGAGAGCGTTGTTAGTACTGGCTATAGCACTACCGGAAGTAGGTACGTAACAGGCGAGCAATCCAAGGAACTCGTACTGTTCGTAAGCTTGTGCGATAATGCGCAGCCAGGGAAACGCGTTGTCAACTGTAGGACAGACGTCAAAAGTCTGGGTATTGAATGTGGTGGATCCAACAATTTCACGCACAAACTCACGGTGGGTGACAATGATGGATCCATCAGCATTATACTCAAACTGTGGAACACTGGCCGATGACTTCATGAACGAGTTCTGACTCACCTTGTAGTCCCCTAAGCCCGTCACATTCGCGAGCCATGACCCAGCGTCCCGTCCAGCGTCCTTCATACCAACGAGGGAACCCAAAGCTCCGCCCACAGCTTGAGCAACTTGCGCTGCTAGGGGGCGACTTTGGGTTTTCTTGGTCTTCGGTTTGCGAGGGTTTTTGGATTGGGCCTTGGACATTGCGATTAGGACCTTGATGGACTATGCGGTTAGGTGGAGATGGAATGAAGAAAGGTAGAATATGTGGGGATGACTGTGAGACGCTAATCTTGCAGGAGGGGAAAGAAAGCGGTAGGGAGACTTATTCGATTTTGATAACGAACTATGATAAACTGGAGAAATTCGATACGGGCCCCCCAAGGTAATGCCCGTCCACAGTTCGTTGGCTAGCAAGCTAGCCGTGCGAGAAGCGACACTTCTCGCCGTAGGTACATTTACCGACGAGGAAGTGGTTGCACATCTTCACCTTAGAGAGCGGAGCACCAGCAACTCCTGCTGGTGGTTTTGGGTTGTCGGAGGCTATAACCTCTCCATTCACAACAACCTCCACTTTCTGTTTTGGTATATCAAAGGATAACACGTCAGCACATAGCGGTGGGGCTAAAATGTGGCCCTCACCACTGCGAACGCTGTTGACCCATCTGCCGAACCTTCGAAGGTCGAACGTCGGTATGTCCCTTTCTAGCACTCCATACATCCAGTCGCAATAATTTTCATTGGGGAACTGTTTGTCCTTGGGGTGGAATGCAAAGTAGGTACCCATACTGGCGCGCAATGCTGGGTTCTCCTGAGGCAGCAGTATTAACTCAGGATACAGCTCCATAGCAAGTTTGCCAAGCATACCTATGACGGGAGTATTTCCATCCGTCAAATAATAGGCATAAGCTTTCACAGCAAATTTATGTAATGGAGACATTTTAGCAGGTAGATTTACCGTTGTGTGGAATTTAGATAACTGACGCTTAATATCACACATAGAAGAAGGGTCACCATGCCATACATTGGGACCATATTCTCTACTAAGCATCTGCACGCCGCTTTCACCTCGTGAGACCTTCTCAGCTTCAACGAGTTGCCCTACATCTGTAGACACTTTTTCAAGTATCTTAGGATCCAGATCAGCAGTGATTCCATCATCACCGCCAAACAAGCCAAGTTTCTTCCACGCTTCAGCTGGTATCAATCCCTGTTTCCGATAAGCCATATAGTTATCAAAGGCATTATCGAGGGAGTTAAAATCAGCCGTCTCAGGTGAACCAGAGAGCCTCGCATCACCGGTGTCATACTTGACACCAAATGTCGTGACAGCCCGCTTATTCTGCTGAGTTTCCATCAACTCAATCAATCTAGGGTGGCAATCCTTATGGAACCAGGCCATCATCGCGGCCCGCTCAAGGGCTCTGAAGATGAAACTGACTCTTCCGTCCATACGTGAAAAATCCGTCTTAAGAATCCATGCAATTGCAGCAAGACATATGGCGGCAACCCTCAATGCAATTTCGAGGGGAGTCTTACCAAATGCATACCACGCAGTTGCTCTGAGACACTTATTGAAAGCATAGGAAAATGCCGAGTAATGCAACTTATCAATCTCATTAATTGTAGAGATGATACGGGGCTCACTTGGTTTGCCATATGCTTCCGATTTCTGGAATGTTTTCACGGGGCCACCAGAGGGGTTTCCGACGGCAGTTTCAGCTTTCGCTAACAGCTGTCGCTGCGCTGGCCTACTCTGCCTGTCGTATACCTCATCTAGGTCGACTGGGTAATGTTTGTGGCGTTTTTCTTGTGGGACAAGAAATTCAACAAATTCATCCATACATTTCTGTATGAACGGAGTGATGACAAGATCAGGAGGCGCCTTAACGTCGGTGATACGTCCCTTGACAGCAGCTTTATCATTTCCTAAGCTGTCGTCAGGTGAGTAGCACCCAGGTACAAACGGAGTCATGAATGGTTTAAGCTTGTTCTTCGCATCTACATCATAGTCAGCTATATTGTATTGATATCGCTGAATGGAGTCGCCAGGCGCCATCACGGTGTCGGCAGGAGTACCCTCCACTGTTCTATAATATTCTGCAAGTACTGAGGCTGCAACTGGGTCAGTTATACCGGTGGTTGTCCGCACCTGAGCCAAATTTATATCCACTGACGAGATTCGGGCTATAGTAGCTAACGAATCCCCAACATCAGCGGGTATAGTGGCAACAGCGTGGGTCCCCAACCTAGCAATTGACCTTTTCATGCCTTCTGAAGTCAATACGTCAAGCCTAGCATAACCACTAGCCGCAACGTGCAACCGTTCCAAAACATCACCAGGTAACAACCAGGTGAGTGGGAATAAGGGTGACACTATATGAGCGACTGGCGTAAGGCATATAATTGCATGGTGATCGTCGATCCTGCGGCGGTCCACAGTATAGGTGGTTAAATACCACCATAGCCGTGTCCAAGATCTAGCTCGTGCAACTATGACGTCAGATTTGTAGTTCCACACCTGGTGCGAATAATTCGCACCACCGGAAACCCGATAATCTACTACGTTGTCTTCATTGAATGTGAAATTATACTCAGTGCCAAGGTGAGCGGCAGCTGAGGGTTGGAAAGTTGAAATCAAATAATGGCCTGGATAAGCGCCAAGTAAATGTGGCATGTCAAGATAATAATCAGAGTCAACAATACACTTGGTGCAGTCCAAAGGAGGATCACACAAGCGCACTTCTGATTGCATATCTTTGGCCCAAAAATAACTACGACAGCCTTGAAGACCCCGACGTTGGTCGGATTTGCTCTGCTGCAAGTAATATGGTGTTGTGCCAAGACTGTTACATATAAACTCCATCTGCCGACTGCTCGTTGTGCGATCTCGAGCTGCCTTAGGATGGCTATGGTTATCAACTAACCGATTGTTTTGTACTATGGGTGCGTTACTAAATGTCTGCCTCACATTGGAGGGATGATGAATTGGCTGCCGTACGCACCGACGCAACCAGTCAAGATAAAAACTAGCCCAACGCCCACCAATGAGGGGCTCGTATAACACATCAAGATACCAACATATGCAAAGTAAGCCAGCAATAGCAAATGCAATGCTGAGGCCAACCATGATAGTGACATCTTTCTGAGTATGGAACCAAACGCAACGTATAGAGCGAAACGGCCAGTTAAATTCTTGTAGACAAGTAGAATAGCACTCAACATCAGTCCAACCATAAATGATGTCCTGGCCGAAGAGTCCATTGTAGGTTGCAACAATAGCTGTGGATGGACGTACATATACCCTATCAACCAAAGCAACAGAATGGTCAACCAATAAGGAATTGGCCATTCGTCGATGAAGCAAATAAGTTGGGTTAGGTACGTCAAACCAAGGAGTAGCATATTGTATAGGTCCAACATTGGGGTTGAGTGCTATGAGTGATAATAGTGCAAAAACTGTGAGAACTGTGAACATTCTAAAACCTCCACTCGGAGGAAAC